ATCTTTTGCTTGGTATTTGTAGGCAGTATCTTTTTTAGAGATTCTTTCCTCATCAGCTTCACTTTCTTCCAATCCCTCTTCGGAAAGTGTTTTAGCCATTTCTTCCTTGATGTAAGGCTCAAAGTGTTCTGCTAATGTAGTTCTAGCTGCAGCTAAAGCGATTTCGCGTACTTCTTTGGCTTCAAGGATAGCTTGTCTGAACAATTCTTGATTGTTTTCCATGTTGTTAATTCTGTTTTCGGGAGATTGCCTATTAGAGTAGTGGCAATATAATGTATATAGAATGTATGAAACACTATATTAGGATAGTGTACGGTAATAAATACACGTAGTGCCTTGAAGAAGAGAGATTTAAATAAAAATTATTTTATTTAATGCAGCAAACCCCTGATTGTGAGCAAATTATATCTGATATTAATCTGTCAATTGAGCTGCGTTGTGGGTTAGTTTGTGGTGTATAAGACTCATTTAATCCACCTACTGGTTTTACATAAGCGCCATAAGTTGAAGGAGTTGAAACGAAGTCCCAGCAAATTAATTCCAAGTCTTCACCAACTTGAACAAGACCTTCACCTATTGGTGTAACAGATCCCATTGCTCTTGACGAAACACCTACGTTAATTCCTGCAAGGAATAATTCTTTTAGAATATTTCCAGATGGAGTGTCCAAGATTTCAAATTCACCAAATAAATCTTCACCATCCCACCAAATTCTTGTAATATTGTGACAAACATTTTTAAGGTTGATAACAGAAGTTTCAGGATGATCTAATTCACCTAAAGCTCTTTTTTCTGTTACAGGACCTTGTTCGTATAAAGCAACTTGTTTTTTCAAAGTATCATAATCGTAAATACGGTGATTAGCATTTGGCTTATTTGCAGCTTGAATTTTACCAGACACTAAGAAAGGAATCCTTGGATTCATCTTAGCCTCGTTAATTTGTTTAGGCTGCGGCTTAAACGGCAAATACTCTATTAATACTTGTTTTTCCATTCTTAATTAGTAGGTTGAGAATTTTTGACGCTTTAGTTTTGCTTGTTCTAACCCCTGTGTATCGTATTTGGAAATTTGCACTACACCAGGTTGCGCTTTTTCTTCTTCCGATAGTTCTTTTTTAATAGCTTTAGTTAATTTTTCTCTTAACTTTTTCATTTTTTCTTCTCTACTCTCTTCCACTTGTTCATGCTGTTCTTTCTTTTCCGGAACATCTTGCTTGGTTAAGATATTACCTTGAAGGTGGTGTATTTTACCATCATCTGATTTTACAGTTGCAGTGTCACCATCCCATTCAGTAACCTCACCTGTTAGCGAACCATCTTTTTTTTTTACTCTCGAACCAGGGCCAAATGTTTCATAAGCCACATTAGGTTGAGTTAATTCATCTAAAATACTTTCTTTTAAAGCTTTTATTTTTTCTTTTCCTGGAGTTTCAAAAGCAGGTAAATTACCTTTAGGAGTCATGGTCATATGATTTAATCCTTTACCATTCTTTGCTTTTCTCTTCTCTTTTGTATTTAAAGTATCAATAGTATTTGCACCTTCGTCTTTTTTAACAATCTTTCTAGCGTTAGCCTTGTCAACCTTATTATCTTCCTTTACTTCTTTCATTTCAAGGTCTTTATCCATTTCCTTAACTTGCTTGTAGTTGGCTAATTGTAACTCCATATAAGCATGAGGATCTTTTAAAATGGTATCAACTACTTTCTTTCTAGCTTGTATGTATACTTCGTCAGTAATTTCACTTACTTTGGACAATTCATATTGAATACCATAATAGACTTGGTAATAGTTTAAATGATCAATACCTGGCTTTGGAGGATTCTCGTTGTTTGGATTATATCCATAAACGCCTGCAGCAGCTTCAGATAAAATACGTTTTCCTTTTAATATCTTTACTGAATCTTGGAAAGAAGTAGTAGGAGATACGTATTGAGGAAAGTCTCTACGCACACTAACCATAAAATTGGAGTGTGACATTCTACCTTCTAAAAGGTCTGTATATTGTGCTTGAATGTTTTTCATAATAATAAATAGTTTATTTCCCTTGTCCTCTATTGGCTTTTGGCCTAGGAGTATGTTTGTTATAGCTTTTCTTGCCGTTTAATTGACCTTCTTTTCTTTTACCGAATGTCGTTTTTCTACCATCGCTAGCTGATTTAGCTTTTGCCATTATTTAAGACCTTTTACCTTTGTATAAACTTCAACAACCTTTGAGTGTATTTTTTCAAAAACCTTTTTAGTATTGTGTTTGTATTCTAAAGTTTGCTCTCCTTCAGATAATTCATTTCTCATTTGGGAAGTAAACTCAAGTAATTTTTCTATTTCGTGTAATTTATTTTGAATCATTTTAGCAGCTTCGTGCATTTGGTCAGGCTTATTTCTAGTTGCAGTTTCTCTTTTAAATTGGTGATACTGTTTAGACTCTTCCCATAATTCCTTAACATCAATACTTTTCATATGCTTTCCTGCTTGCTTAGCAGAAGGAGCTTTGGTAAAACCGTCTTGTGTATAAGTACTAATATCAGCTTTTTTACCCCCAGCAAGACGTGGTGCATCTTCTTGATACTTCTTTTTTCTAGTACCTGCAGCGTATTGTTCACCATTGCCTGGAGTAAATGTAGCACCGTTTGTAACACCACCACCTGTAGTAGAACCTCCACCAGCAGGAGCTGCTGCTCCGTCTTCATTTAAACCTAAGGTCTGCTTCATTATTTCAATGGCTCTTTCTGGTTTAATAAGACCTTTTTCAATTAGTAAAAGAGTAAACTGAACGAGCTCTTCATCAGCACCGAGCTTATCCATATAGTTTTTTAACCAATCTTGGTCTATTTCTTCTCTTAAAAATTGTGTAGCAAATTGATTATTCATTAGTTAGTAGCTTTAAGCTCATTTATCAATTGATAATACTGCATTAGTCCAATAAGGGTTTCATCTTTAATTTGATCGTTTGCAGCTAAAGGCTTAACAAAATTAAGTACTTCGTTAAGTTTAATTTGTAACACTCTATCGTTAGTCTGAGCTTTTAATTCTGTAAGTTCTTGCTTAACTTCAATTAACTTTGTATTTAAATAAGCACTAAGTTGTGTAGTATCTGAAATATTATTAATATATTCTTTTAATAAATCTTTTTGGTCTGTAGAAAGATTAGAATACTTGTCATTAAATTTCTCAATTAAGAATCTATAAGCAAGAACACGAATTTCTTTGTCTTCTTTCATAAACTCTTCAACTACTTTAGAAGCTACTTTTCTTTCTGTTAAAGTTTCTTTGGTAATATGTTCTAAAATACTAAGTTTATTTGTAATTACTTGCTTAGTATCTGTAAGTTCTTTGGATAATTGAGATTCAATTAGAGTATAAGTTGAAGCATACACTCGGTAAGCGTCAATTTTAGCTTTAAAAAAGTTATCAATATCATAATGCTTCTTGATTTCTCTAATAAGATTGTACTTTTCCCTATCTAATTTCTCTCTATTTAGCTTTTTAGCTTGCTCAACAATGGTAGAAATTAAAATTTCAGCTCTAGTTTCATTAAGTTTTGGAGCATTTAATACAGTGTTATACAAATTATACTCTTTACCCAACTCAGTGTTGGTAAAATATTTTTTAAAAATTTTAACTGCTTTTGGATCTTTATTAGACATTAAATCTGACGTGGCTTGTCTAACCAAGAGTTCAAAAAGAATACCCGTATTTTTGTATTTACTATGTTTAATCATTGCGGAATGCCTTGGTTATAAATATCTATGTATTAATCTAAATCGCGTTTTATTTGATTCTAATTAAGTAATTGGCTTTGGTCTTTAAAAAGATCTACTTTTCTTTTACCAAAAGATTCCAAAGACTTTTTATTGGATAAATACGTAGCCATTGTTACACTGTGGGTTTCCTTCAACGACAGTGGACTACCACCCTGATATTTAACTTTTAAGGTATCTTCACCTGAGGTTGGTTTAGACTTCATATCATAAACTCCCATTCTATCTGAACCTAATGGATCGTCGGAAGTATTAATAAGAGATACTTTGTTTTCAGGTCTGCCTGGTAATTTAACTGGTTCGTTAGGATTTAATTCATCGTAGCCCTGAGGTACTTCGGTTCCTGCTAAGTTAGTATTGCCATATCCGCCATACATTGAAGCAATCTGATGTGGAGTACCATAGGCTTGTCCAGATTCAGCAGGATCGTTACCTTCCTCTTCAATTTGCTTGATTCTAAATGCTCTCTTTTTATCTTCAACAACAAGATCACGATACTCATCAAACTCTTCTTCAGAGAAATGAAATAATTTATCGTAAATCCAATCGGTAGGTAAGAAGCTAGTTTCCATCATTTGTGTTGCTAAATCCATTTTCTCTTTCATTAAAGCAATTCTTTCTTGCTCATAAATGATAGATGGAGTAGTTAACGTTAGGTCAAAATTAGTTAAAGATTCATCATCATATCCGTGTGCATATAAATGAACTAAAGCTATCTTAGTCAATTCGCTTAATACAATTCTTTGTAACCTTTCAATAGTACGTGCAAATCTAATATCTTCAGCAGCTAAAGTTGCTTTGCCAGTTAAGTCTTTTTCATATCCTAAAAATGCTTTTGGTATTTTTAATGCTGCAAACAACTTATTTAACAAATAGTTAATATCTTCAATACCATTATATTCTAATGGAGGTGCGTTGTCAATTCTTGTAGAAGCATCATTACCACGTACTGGAATAAAGAAATCTTCAAGCATACTCATTGCATTATAATTCAAGTTGTATTGACCTGTTTTACCATCAATAAGAGGAGTTTTCTTCATCTTACTAATCATACGTTGCATATAGTTTTCTACTTCATTTGGAGGTATTGCACCGACATTAACATAAAATATTCTTCTTTGGGGAGCACGTGTTAATCTATGCACTAACATTGCATCTTCCATTAACACATATTGCTTATATAATCTACGTCCTGGCTCTAAATAAGAACGACCGTAAGGTAAGTAATTAATATCACCTATTAATCTAAGATGAGCCATCTCGTAGTTATAAAAAGTAATACCCAAATCTGTATTTTGATAAGAAGTAGAATACCCAGCTGTAGCACCTAATGCGGCAGTAGGATCGTACTTAAATATTACTTCTGATGGGTTGTGTGGATTAGTTCCTTCTAATCTTACGATATTGTAAGCTGAAAATGGTATTACATTATAAACACCATACTTTTCTGCTACTTCAAGTTTAATGAAAAAATCGCCATACTTACACATATTTCGAATCCAGAACCAGAGATTAAACTCAATGTTGAGCACGTCGTAAAAAAGGCTATAAAGTATCTTTTGAATGTTTTCATCAGATGATCTAATTTGTATAACATCTCCTTGTGTATTTTTAAGGGTACATTCATCTGCAATGATATCTAGTGCAGATGCAATAATAGGGTCGGTATCCATTGACTCGTAGTCAGAGTAAATCTGAACACGGGTACTTTGGTAATTTTGAGCTAAGTTTAAGTTGACGCCGTAAGAAGTTGAAGTCGTATAAATACGGTTAAAACGATCTACTAAGGCGTTTGTTTGTAGTACACCATCTACTTGAATATTATCTACATCCACTGTTTTTAACTCCCCACCATCGTTACGAATAATAACGTCAGTAGAGAATAATCTCTTTAAAGTAGAAAATAAATTCCTTTGCGGTTGTACTTTTTGTTCGTCTGCCATATTGTAATAAATATCTTTTGTTATAAAAGCCAGGTTATGTCTTCATAATCACCTCCCGCCTGCATTTTCCATGGGTTTTCTTGGTTTGTTGGAGTTGGGGTATAAATTTGAAAATTATTGCCTGTTTTAGAATAGCCATTTAAACTAGCGTAAGTTAGGTCTATTGCAGTTTGTCTAAATCTTACTGCTGTATCACGTAAAAATAAGCCAATAAACCAAGACATTGTTAAATCATCGTTATATCCTTGCATAGCTTGTGCTCTTGCATCGGCATTTTCTCTTCCTTTCCAAATAAAAACTCTCAATTCATCTAATAATCTTTGAGATCTAATTATTACTTGTTTATCTTCTATAAAAGATCTTGCTTTTTCAATTACAAGTGGTCTAGTTCTTGAGTTTGTACCAAATCCTGGTACCATTCCATCTCCTTTATCATATTTTGCAACATATAAGTCGATTTGTGTGCCTACTAATTCAGACTTAGGTGAATAGTAGAGGTTTGGGTAACCTACTTCTTGAAGCCTCATTACTACATCCCATCCTATATTAGCGTTTTCAACTACTAATAATGCATTATTCCATTCAGTTGCTGCAGTTACTAACTTTTGTGCAAAGTCTTTAGTACTAATTTGATCTCTATATTCTGCTACTTGAGTTAAAGTATCGACTTCCATTACGTGAAAAACTGAATAGTCTGCTCCATCTCCTCTTGCTACGTCGGCAATTAGCATATAAGTTTTCATCGGATCTGGATAATCAAATACCCAATATTCTTGTTCTCTACCTCTTTTTTCTTTTGGCTCTCTTACAGTTTCCATTTGATACCAATTCAAAATAGTAGGTTGAATAACCGTATTACCTGATGTACTAAAATCACAATCACACTCTTGTGCAGCTGCTCTTTCACCTAAATCTTTTGTTTGCTGCTCTCTCCAAATTGGATCTCTTTCTGGGTGTACAGTCCAAGGTAAACTAATTGGAG